GGGGGGTGGGGTGCTGTGCACACATCATGTACCTAGGTCGGCTACCAGCCGATGTTGGTACTTATTCGGGACTATGTCCCGAGGACCAGAGGAGCTCTGGAGGTTTGCCAGACGATTCAATTGTTATAGGTGGACCGGGTACTACCCGGAAAACCCGTCCCGTTGACTTCAGTGTCCCTTCGGGTACACTGACCAATTCGGTGACTTTTGACGGGGGCTATCCGCTCCCGTACATCACGACTGTCGAAGGACAGCTTGATGTAACCGGCTGGCAGGGAGTCCAAACTACGGACTCCGAAAATCATCCCGAATGGAACGCTCGCTTCAAAACGGGCGTTCTAACAGGGGATGTTGGTGGAGATTTCTTTATGAGGAAGTCTTACTGTCGGGCTATGCCCAGCATTGAGACTCTAGATGGGGTTAAGGATTACTTTCCCAATATGCACGTTGGTGCCCATTATGTGGGCCCAGTGCTTCCGGTTCTACCGGTTCGGGCAGGTTTCCCAAGTCCCATCAGCAGCGACTTACAGAAGCTGCACTCATTAGGCACCACGGCTATTGCCAGGTGTTCTCCTACCAACTCAATCGCAGACGTAGCAACCGGACTAGCTGAGCTTCTCAGAGAGGGCTTGCCCTCGATGATTGGTTCTGCTGCCCACCGCATGTCGCAGTGGGCCGATGGTACCAAGGCAGCACGAAAAGTCGCTGCTGAAGAGTACCTTAACGTAGAGTTCGGTTACAAGCCGTTGGCCAACGACATGGCAAAGTTCTTGCTTGCCGTGAGTCGTGCTGATCTGCTGTTAAAGCAGTATGAGCGTGATTCTGGCCGACTGGTGCGTAGGCGATACGAATTTCCTCCAGAAATCTCCACCGTAGAAACGATCATTGCGGATGCAGATGGGCCCTATCTAGTGCCCAGTGCTGACCCGCTGTATCGTGTGGGTGGAGGTACTCATGGTGCTGCGTTTCGTACTCGTACAACGAGTAAACGTCAGTGGTTTTCCGGTGCATTCACG